AATGGATAAATTCAAATGTCAAATCACTAATCTGTCAAGAGATTTCGCGTCGGGTCAGGCGGTTGTCACAATGACCGCCGAGCCGTCGGTCTTGCCGGCGTTAGAACAGATTTGCAATAAAGATTTGAACTGCAAATTAACAAAATTCTCAAAAAGCCGCAGCTTAGATTCAAACGCATATCTTTGGGTTTTAATTTCAAAATTGCAAGCCGAATTATCAAAAAATGACCCTCATATCACCAAGGACGAGATATATGTTAACTATATCCGCCAATATGGGCGGTCAATTGAATATCAAATTCCAAACGATGCAGTTAATGCTATGACTGCCGTTTGGGGGGCATATGGACTTGGATGGTTCGCCGAGAAAATTGACGAGGGGAGCGTTGAAAACACATCAATCATTCGCTTCTATTATGGCTCGAGTTGCTACTCCCAAAAGCGAATGACGCGGCTTATAGAGGCAGTTGTGACCGACTGCAAGGCTCTCGACATCGAAACGCTCACTCCCGACGAAATAGCCGAACTAAACGCAAAGTGGGGTGATAAAAACGGATAGCATCTTACAAAAGGACAAAGAGCATTGCTTTCTTTGCGGAGGCTCGGCTCGTTATAATGACCCACTTGACAAACATCATGTGTTCAACGCGAGCGACCGAAACAAGTCGGAGCAATATGGATTGACCGTCTACTTACATCATAACTCGTGTCATTGTTTCGGAACGAAAAGCGCTCACAAGAATCAACAAACAGCTTTAAGCTTAAAGCGATATGCGCAATCAATCGCAATGAAACGCTACGGCTGGAGCATTGACGAATTTATTGAAATATTCGGAAAAAATTATATTTAAGGAGATAAAAAATGAATGTAATCACATTAATAGGCAGGCTCACATATGAGCCTGAAATCAAAACAACAACAAGCGGCTTATCGGTTATGAATTTTCAGCTTGCCGTCGACCGCAACTATCAAGCGAGCGGTCAGGAGCGAAAAGCCGACTTCATCGACTGTCAAGCTTGGCGTCAAACTGCGGAGTTCATCCACAGATATTTTCACAAAGGCTCGATGATAGCCATAGAAGGTAAACTCCAAACAGAGAATTACACAGCGAAAGACGGAAGTAACCGCAAAGCGGTCACAGTTGTTGCAAATCGCGCTTTTTTCTGTGGTAGTAATAACAACGCCAATAATGCCCAAAATGGCAACACAGCCGCTCCTGTGCCGTCATATGCCACAGCTGACAACAGCGACTTTGAGGAAATCGTCGAGGATGACGACGATTTGCCATTCTGATGGAGGGGTGGATTAAGCTCTACCGCAAGCTTGTCGATTGGGAGTGGTATGACGAGCCGAATACCAAGATTGTTTTTATCGACCTTCTGCTACACGCCAATCACAAGGAGCGGAAGTGGCGAGGAGAGACGATTGAGGCAGGCTCACTCGTGACCTCAATCGGGGCTATTGCCGAACGAAACGGTTTGTCAACGAAACAAGTGCGAACGGCTATCGCACATTTGGAAAAAACAGGCGAGATTGCAAAGAAAAGGGCAAGTAAAAATACCACCTTAATCGTGCTTAATTACAAGCGTTATCAAGAATTTGACGACGGCAAAGGGCAACAAAAGGGCAATCAAACGGCAGGCGAATGGCAAGAAAGCGGCAATCAAATGGCAATCAATGGGCAAATTGAGGGCAAACAAAGGGCAACAAACAAGAATGTTAAGAAGGTTAATAATATAAATAATGAGAGAAATAACCTACCTCCTATAAGTGTGACGCCCGATTTGAGCAAATTCAGCGATGATGAACGAGCCGAAAAATGGCTTGATACAGGATTGACGATTGCTCAATATCTATGGCTTGGCGAACATCTTAACGACGACGTGTTAGTCGGCTATATCAGCAAGGTCAAACAATACGGCGTTCAGGACGACCGCAGATTTGAAAAAATAATCAAATGGGCACGAGAGGACAGCAGGCTGATAGAGGGAGCGAGTGAATGAGTCAATCGGAAGAATGGATAAGCTTAAAACGCCGCTCCTATATCGGCAAGATGTCGACGAAAATTAAACACGAACGCATCGTTTTTGAAAAAGTCCCAAATTTGAAATTTGAGGAAATTGAAAGGAGTTTAAAAAATGACATTGAATGCGAACCAAGCAAATATCGTCGCAATGCTAAAAAATTCGCGTCATTCGGTGACAGCAAAGGAAATCACCGAACGATACGGCATATCGGCTCGACAGATTCGATACGAGATAGCGGACCTTCGATATAAGGGATATATCATCGACAGCGGACCATACGGCTACCGCCTTGCAAAAACAAGAAATGAGGCTGAACGCTGTATTTCGAGGTTGAAAGCCTCAGCCAAAAGCATTGATGAAATAGCCGAAGTAATGAGCGTCTATTCAGCGTCACTACCGGCAGAAAGGATATGAACAATGGGCAAGACAAGCAGGAATAAGGGCAAGGTCGGCGAAAGAGAGCTTGCAAAGAAATTGAGAGAGCTTGGGTTCGATGCCCGACGTGGACAGCAATTTTGCGGCGCAAACGGCGACGCGGATGTTGTCGGCTTACCAAACATTCACATTGAGTGCAAGCGAGTTGAGGCACTGAGGCTATACGATGCCTTGGCGCAAGCTACACACGACAGCAAAGAGGGCGAGCTACCTGTTGTAATGCATCGAAAAAATAACAGTGAATGGGTTGCGATTTTGAAATTGACCGACTTTATTGAAATATACAAGGAGTCAAGTTTTTGTGAGGTGAGCAAATGAAAATATTAATAGCTTGCGAGGAGAGTCAACGAGTCTGCTGCGCATTTCGTGCAAAAGGACATGAGGCTTATAGCTGCGATGTTGTCGATTGCTCCGGCGGACATCCTGAATGGCACATCAAACAAGATGTAATTCCATTGATTAACGGCGATTGTGAATTTATAACTTGCGACGGAGCAAAGCACGATATTAAGGGTCAATGGGATATGATTATTGCTCATCCGCCCTGCACTTATTTGACGAACGCCGCAACTCGCGCGTTTTCACTAAAGGTTACACCGGCGGAAAAAGTTGTGAAAAGATGGGATAACAGAGCGAAAGCAGCCGTGTTTTTTATGCATTTTGCCTTGGCAAATTGTGACAAAATCGCAATTGAAAACCCTGTCGGTTACATGTCAACGGCTTATCGAAAGCCTGACCAAATCATTAATCCTTATCAATTTGCGGAAAGCGAACGCGACAGTGAAAATTATGTCACAAAGCGCACTTGTTTGTGGCTTAAGGGGTTGCAAAAATTGAAAACAAACGACTTGCCGAAACCACAGATGGAAAAGTATTTTTCAAGTTATTCGAATGGCTATAAGAGTAAAAATTGGTGTGTATATTCGCATTTTCAAAATCGTAGTGTTGAAAGAAGTAAAACTTTTCCGGCTGTTGCCGAAGCTATGGCGGAGCAATGGGGATAAGCAGAAGCAAAGCTAAAGGAGTTGAATAAAAAATGAGCAAGAAAAAGCGTAAATTTAGAGCAATGACCTACAGAGAACATTGCAAATCTCAATGCTTAATTTGCGAAGATTGCATTTTTGCTCCAAATTGGGCTGATAAGTATTACAAACATATATGCCCAATTTGGAATAAAAGTTCTAATGAGCTTGACAAGCCTTGCAAACTGCCAAACGGCAAATACATATTAATTGAAGTGAAAGAATGATGGCAGAAAGTAAAGTATATTTTTCATTTGGCGCATTGAGTAACGATTTTAGTACTCAGTTAAAAAAGTAAGGTTATGAATTAAGAAATAAACAAACCTGGAATAAAGCCGTGTTTTCGACAGTGTATTTACACATACACGATATTCTAACTAATTCAAGATATGATGAATGTTTGAAAAGAATTATCGAAAAATCAAAGGTTGATTGGTTTGAAAGTGAGGTGAAAGAATGACAACGCAAGAGGTAAAAAACAATTTTGTTCAGAATTTAGCTGAAAATGCTTACATAAATATGTGTTCAGCAGAAGAAATGAACATTGCTATATCTGCACTTGAAAAGCAGATACCTAAAAAGCCATTAAAGCAGGAAATTGAATTTTTCGATTTCAGGCTTGTATGTCCCGAATGCAAATCGCCTATTGCTCAACTTTTTAATAAAAGAGAATATAAACCAAAGTACTGTCACAACTGCGGACAAGCTATAGATTGGAGTGAGGTAGAAAAATGAAATTCATAAACGAATTATCAAGTAAAGAGAGGAAAAGAAATAATGAAAAAAAGTAATATTCCTTATTACGAAGAAGAAAGAGAAGTTATTTTGGCAATGAGTGTAAAAGGTGGAGTAGGCACAGCATTTTATACCAAGTTGACAGCTCGAGAGATTAACGAACTTGAAACCCTCATTGAAAAATTGATTAACAAACATACGAAGGAGCAAAAAAAATGAACATTATGTTAGACAGCACGGTTTTTATGCCAACAAGAGGACACGCAACAGACGCAGGACTTGACTTGCTATCACCGCGTGACGTTGTTGTTCCGGCAGGAGGAAGCACCATAATTGACACAGGCGTTCATGTTGAACTGCCGAATAGCACAGCAGGCTTTTTGAAATCCAAAAGTGGATTGAATGTTAAGCACGGAATCACGAGCGAGGGCGTTATTGATGTCGGCTACACCGGCTCAATCGTTTGCAAACTATACAACAATTCAAACGATGATTATCAAATCAAGCGCGGCGATAAAATCACGCAGCTTGTCATTGTCAAGATTGAAACGCCAAATATAAACATTGTTGATAAGCTCGACGAAACGGAACGCGGTGAGGGCGGATTCGGAAGCACAGGTAGGTGATGTGATGAATGCGAGCGAGTTTCTCAAAAGATACTTGATTATGTCGCACGAAATCAGCGTTAAATGCGACGAAATTGCTAAACTGCGAAGTTTAGCGGAAAAAATGACGCAGAGCTTATCGTTCACAGGGGGCGGCGAAAGCGGCGGCTTTGTCGCTCCTCTTGAGAAAATAATCGCGCTTGAAAAGCAGATTGATAGCGAGGTTAAAGAACTTATGAGCGTCAGAGCAGAAATCGAAAGCGTGGTCGGCGAAATCCGAAATCCGCTTTACAAAATGATTATATGGCGCAAGTACATCATAGGCGAGCGATTCGAAGTAATAGCCAATAAAGAAAGTTACACCTTTCAGTATATCAAGAACGCCCATAGTCAAGCGCTTAAAGTTGTTGATGGCATTTTGAATTCGAAAGGAGCTTTGAAGTGAATAACGAAAAAGTAAAAACGGCGATAGAACGCTTGAAAGCATTTGAGCCGGCTGATGAGCCTTATTACCTCTGTTACAGCGGCGGAAAAGATAGTGACTGCATTCGTATTCTTGCCGACCTTGCAGGAGTAAAACACGATATAGTTCACAACCTCACAACAGTCGACGCACCCGAAACGGTTAGATATATTAAGGCAATACCGAATGTTCAAATCGAAATGCCTAAATACTCAATGTGGCAGTTAATCGAGAAAAAGAAATTTCCACCTACAAGACTAATCCGCTATTGTTGTGATGAGCTAAAGGAAAAAGGCGGAAAAGGCAGAATTAAGGTTACGGGTGTTCGGTGGGCGGAGAGTGTTAGCAGAAAGCAAAATGGCGGTGTTGTTAAGCTAATTGGTAAACCTAAAAAAACAATTAAGCTTGCAGAAGAATTACAAGCGGAATATGAGCAGAACCAAAAAGGCGGAATAATTCTTAACACCGATAATGACAAAAGCCGCCGAATGGTGGAACAGTGCTACAGAACGACTTCAACGCTTGTTAATCCTATCATTGATTGGACCGATGAGGATGTGTGGGATTTTTTAAATTACTACGGTTGCAAATCAAATCCGTTATATCAGTGCGGAACGAAGCGTATCGGGTGCATCGGTTGTCCTATGCAGGGTGGCAAAGGTATGAAGTCACATCTCATTCGTTATCCCAAATACCGAGATAACTATTTACGAGCATTCAATCGAATGCTTAAGGCAAGAGAGGCATCAGGACTGCAAGAAAAAGTAGGTTGGGATAGCCCCGAAACTGTAATGATGTGGTGGGTCGGCGATAACCCATTGCAGATGAGATTTGAAACGCCTGAATATTTGAGATAAAAAATAAGTAAAAAATGTTACCAAATGTTATGGAATGTTACCGAAAAAAATGATAACATATATAATGTGATAGATTGATAGAAAATATCACACATAGATATTACAGTTTTCATTTTTTACCTCTTTTTTTATTCTCCTTGACGGCGACACGCTTTGTGTCGCCGTTTCTCGTCGATTTGATTCGCGGTATAAAAGAGATGCTGCAAAAAGAGTGGACAAAGTCACTAAAGAATTAGCCAAGAAGGGTAAATCACTCGGCAACAAAAGCAATCAGGTATATATCGGCACGGCAAAGAGAATGTGGAAAAATGCTCATGGTGAAAAAAGCGCGTTGGTAACTCTAAAATGACGATAAAAAAGCGAGGTGAACTGAATGCCGAAGGGCAATATTAACAACTTAACAGCTAATAGCCTTCCGGCAGAAGTTCGCCGAGAGAACGCCCGAAAGGCAGGAATCGCAAGTGGCAAGGCTAAACGCAAGCGCAAAGAGATGAGAGAACTTGCCGAAGCCTTGCTTGAAGTTGGAATTCACAACGGCAGGGTGCAGAATGTCAAGAGCCTTGACGATGTTAACAATAAGAATGTAAGTGTAGCCGCCGCAATATTGCTTGCGCAGATTAAAAAAGCAATTCAAAACGGCGACACGCGAGCGGCGGAGTTTATCCGCGATACGGCAGGACAAAATCCGTTGAATATTCCGCCGACAGTTGAGGAGAGCACAAGCGACGGCTTCATTGAAGCGATGAACGAGGCGGCAGGAGGCATTGAGTGGGACGACAACAAGTAGCTTTTCATTTTACCCCTTTTTCTGTCAAGCAAAAAAAGGTATTGACTTGGTGGTGCGAGAAATCGCCTATGAACAACAAGGACGGCATTATTGCAGACGGAGCGATAAGAAGCGGCAAAACCCTTGTAATGTCCTTGTCTTATGTTATATGGGCGATGGAGAATTTCAACGCCCAAAATTTCGGAATGTGTGGCAAAACAATTGCGTCGTTCAGGCGTAATGTTTTGTCTTTTCTTTTGCTTGTGCTTAATGGCAGAGGCTATAAGACCGATTACCGGCGAACCGATAACCGCTTAACAGTAACAAAGGGAAGCGTTTCCAATGACTTTTGGATTTTTGGCGGTCGCGACGAAAGCTCACAAGACCTTATCCAAGGAATGACGCTCGCAGGCTGTTTATTTGACGAGGTTGCGCTAATGCCGCAATCGTTTGTTAATCAGGCAACGGCGAGATGTTCGGTTGACGGCTCAAAGTTTTGGTTTAACTGCAACCCCGAAAATCCCGAACATTGGTTTAAGAAAGAATGGGTTGACAAAACAAAGGATAAAAATATCCTTTATTTGCATTTTACAATGAATGACAACCTTTCCCTAAGCGAAAAGGTAAAAGAACGCTATCGTTCAATGTATGAGGGTGTCTTTTATGACCGATTTATTAAAGGACTATGGGTAGCAGCTCAAGGGCGCATATATACAACCCTTGACAAGGACAACATCATTGATGTTGCAGAATGGAATAGAACGGCACAGGGCGGCTTTTCTCACCCTCTGCGCAATAAGGTTATGCTTGCCACAATTGGTGTCGATTTTGGCGGCAACGGCTCAGCGACAGCGTTTGATTTGACGCTCGTAACACAAGGCTTTGACGAGCTTATTATCGCCGACGAAGCTAAAATAAAAGAAATGATAACGCCGACCGAATTGGAACGGCGTTTTATTGATTTCGCAAAAAAATGTGTAAATGACTATCCGCAATTGCACACAGTATATTGCGATAGCGCGGAGCAAGTGCTCATCAACGGCATAAGAAACGCCGTTGTAAAAGCGAAACTTCCCCTTGCTGTTAAGAACGCGCGAAAGGGTCCGATTATTGACAGAATTAGGGCAGGGGCAAGCTTAATCACACAAAAACGAATGTTGTTTGTATCGAGCTGCAAAGAGACTTATAGCGCGTTCAATGAGGCGCTTTGGGATGACAAGCATGTTAAAACGGAGAAATCCGTCGACCAAAGGCTTGACGACGGCAGCACGAACATCGACAACATCGACGCGACCGAGTATAGTTTTGAGCCGTATATCAACGGCTTAATGAGGTTAAGAAACTAATGAATAAACAAGTTATCGATTTTTTAAAAAATAAAGGGCTTAAGATTGAACAGCCGGCAAACATCGACGCAGAGTTGAGGTTGTGGCGTGAGTGGTATGTCGGCAATGTTCCGGGATTCCACAAATATAAAGTATATCAAGGAAAAAAGACCGTACAGCAGGCAAGGAAGTCGCTCGGAATGGGTGAAACAGTCTGTCAAGATTGGGCAGACTTAACAATCACCGAAAAAGTGGCGATTTCTTGCAGTGACAAGAGATGTGAGGAGAAACTCGACCAAATCCTAAAGGCTGCGAATTTCTTTACTGCGGGCAATCAATTGCTTGAGCGCAGTTTTGCGCTTGGCGGCGGCTTTTTTATTGAGTATTTCGACGGTGAAAAAATCAATATTAAATATGTCACACAGGATAGAATGATACCGATTACATTCAAGAGCGGCGCATTGATTGAGGCAGCTTTCACAAGCGAGCAAATCATCGGCGGTCAGCCTTATGAATATATAGAGGTCCACACACTTGATAACAACAACGAATATGTGATTGACAACTATTTGCTTGCGAACAAGAACAAAAAGCTCGTTGAAGTAAGCAAGGATTTCTACCAAAAGCACAAATTGTTGGAAAAATTTGAAACGCATTCAAAAACGCCAAAATTCCAAATGGTTAAGCCGAACAAAGCACGAAAAAACGACCCAAACAATCCGTACGGCGTTAGTGTGTTCAGCGGCGCAATTGATGTGTTGAAGTCAATCGACAATGAATATGACTCACTTGACAACGAGTTTACGCTCGGCAGGAAGAGGGTTTTTGTTTCCGACGGCGTCGCAAGATTCAATGTTGACCCAAATACAGGTGAAACGCTCCCGGTGTTCGACCCAAACGATACGGCGTTTTATCGATTGCCTGACGACAACAGCGGTAACGATTTGCCAATTGTTGAGAGTAACATGCAATTGAGGGTGACCGAGCACGAGGCGGCATTGCAGACACAGCTTAATTTGCTCGGGCAAAAATGTGGTTTCGGCGAAAATCATTACAAGTGGAATCAAGGAAATGTCACAACAGCTACACAGATTATAAGCGAGAATTCAAAGGAATTTAGAACTTTGCGAAAGCATGAAATTCTTTTGAATTCTGCAATTGTGACAATGTCACGCGCATTGCTTGAAATGCAAGAGCAATTCATCGGTGACATCACTATTCCCGACGATTTAGCAATTACGGTCGATTTTGACGATTCGATTATCGAGGATACAACCGAAAAACGGCAAATGGCGTTGACCGATTACAACGCCGAGCTTATAAGTGCGCAAGAATATTATCGCCGCGTTTACGGCTTTGATGACAAAAAAGCGGCACAGTACGCAAAGCAAATGCAAGACGAGAGAAATGCGGAACTTGCTTGGCGAAATATCGAGGAGGAGCCTCCGCAGGAGTGATTAAATGCTTACAGATAACGAAGTCAGCAAGTTAATTGACCCGATATGCACGATATATCAGCAGATTGAATACGATTTGATTGTTGACATCGCAAATCGCCTTGCGACATATGACAAGGCGGACGGTGTGCTTGAATATCGGCTCAAAAAATTACAGGAATTTCAAAAAATCACCCCCGAATTGCTAAAAATATTCGCAAAATACAGCGGAAAAGGTGAAGCAGAGGTTAAGAGGCTTATCACAGAGGCGCAGGGAATTAATATTGACCTTGAGCCGCTTACAAGGGCGTATGACCGCGATATTATAGCTGTTGACCCTGTTGTTGCAATGCAAAGCCCTATATTGCGTGAGATTGCCGAATTGAGCTATAAGGATTTAACAAAGACCTTTAGCCTTATTCAAACAAAGGCGGTCGAAAGCGCCAAACAGGCATATATTAACACGCTTAACACGGCTTATGTCGAGGTAGCAAGCGGCAATTACAGCTTGCAAGAGAGCTTAAAAAAAGGCTTGCAGAGAATGGCACGGCGAGGTATCACAGGCGCGACATATAAGCGCAAGAACGCGGACGGCAGCTATACATACACGGAGTACAGCATTGAGAGCGTTATCAGGCGTGACACTGTCACCGCCGTTCATCAACTTGCGAACAAAAGCTCGTTACAGCTCGTAAAGGAGATTGGAGCAGAATATGTTGAAATATCCTCGCACTTGGGCGCGAGAACGCACCCGACAAATCCGATAGCGAATCATGCAGGGTGGCAAGGTGGCATTTTCAAAATTGAGGGACACGACAAAAAGCATCGCAATCTTAAAGAGGCGACAGGCTATCCCGATGATATATTAGGCTTGGGCGGCGTCAACTGCCGACATAGAATGTTTGCGTTTATTCCGGGCATAAGCAAGCCCAATCCGATTAAATACGGCGACACAGAGGAGAACAAACGCATATACAAAGCCACGCAGGAGCAGAGGCTCAAAGAGCGCCAAATCCGAAAGCTAAAAAAGGAAATCGCCGCAATCAAGCCATTAGGCGACAAAGACGCAACGAAAGCCTTGCAAATCAAGCTGAAAAACAGACAAGCCGAGTTACAAGCGCACTGCGACAAATACGGCTTAAAACGCGATTACAGCCGCGAGCTTGTGCAGGAACAAGTTGCCAAAACACGCTTGACTAAATCCACAAAGAATGGTAATGTAATAGGTGCGAACAGTAACGCTCAACCCGACGGACAAACTGTTCACAAGGTTATCGGCAAGGTTAACGACTTTGACGATTTGGACGAGCGTAACAAAATCGCTGATGAGTTTTTAAACAGATATGTTGACAGCGACCAAGAGCATATGCTCGTAATCGACAAAAGCAATAATGTACATTACCTTACAAGCAATAGTAAAAACAGCATAGATATTGAAAATGTCGATATTGATTTTAAGGACAGCTACAGCATTCACACGCACCCGATGAGCCAAACGCAATACTCATTCAGCACCGACGCCGATATTCCGACAATGATAAATTGTCAAATGGGCGTTATGGAAGCAAGCGACAAAAAATATCGCTATTGGTTTAAACGACCCGAAAACATAACGCTTGAACAATGGCAAGATGCTCAAATTGTCGCTTGCGATAAATGCAATGAAATAATGTTTGAAAAAGGTTTCTCGTTCGAGCAATACGAGGAATATCGTGAACATATTATTATAGCAGAAACTTGCAAAATTTTGGGAATTAGCGAAAATTATAAGAGGTGGAAAAATGAGCGTTGAAACAGAATTAAGAGCATTGGGCAAATATTACTCGAGGGAACGCGAACGCATTGTCAACGAGTGGAAAAGCAATAATCCAAATTTTAAAGGATTTATGGAAAATTCAGCATTTCCGGGATTAAAAGAACTCGAGGAACAAACAAAACGAAAACACTTTGAAATCTTAAAGAAATACAATAAGTTATAAGCATAGAGCACCCAAAGAGGGTGCTTTTATTATGCCAAAAGGAGTATATATGAACATTCAAATGCTTAAACTATCTGGCATAAAGCCTTACGAAAACAACCCGAGAAAAAACAACGAGGCTGTTAAGTATGTTGCTCAATCAATAAAAGAGTTCGGATTTAAAGTACCTATTATTATTGACAAAAACAATGTTATTATTGCAGGACATACCCGATATAAGGCGGCTAAAAGGCTGAAAATGAAAGAAGTTCCCACCATTATTGCCGATGACTTGACAGACGAGCAAGTCAAAGCCTTTAGACTTGCGGATAACAAGGTTGCAGAAAAAGCGGAATGGGATTTTGATTTGTTACCGCTTGAAATAAATAACATTGTTAATATTGATATGGGAGCATTCGGTTTTGATTTGGATTTTAATGGGGGGGTAGAGGAACAAGTTCAAGAAGATGAATTTGAAATTGAACCGCCCAAAGAACCAAAAGCAAAACTCGGAGACATATATCAACTCGGCAGGCACAGGCTGATGTGTGGAGATAGCACCGACAAGGCAACTGTAGAATTACTTATGAATGGCAATAAAGCGGATATGGTTTTGAGTGACCCGCCTTATGGTATGTTCCTTGATACTGATTTTAGTGATATAAAAGGCAGTATGAAATCCATAGGCAGAAAAAATCATACAAAAGGCAATAAATACGATAAAGTTATTGGAGATAACGAAGATTTTACGCCCGAATTAATAACAACATTTTTTGAAAATTTTGCATATTGTAAAGAGATGTTTTTGTTTGGTGCTGATTATTTTGCGGAAATACTTCCAAACAAAAATGAGGGCAGTTGGCTTGTTTGGGATAAGAGAAAAGAAAGTCAAGCCGATGCGATAGGTTCAGAGTTTGAGCTTTGTTGGAGCAAATCAAAACACAAAAGAAGAATGTTGCGACACGATTGGTTCGGTTTCTTATCAAGCCAAAACGGAGCGGATGCAAGGAACAGGGTACACCCAACGCAAAAGCCAATAACTTTACTTGTTGACATTATTGAGCAATGGGGTAATCGTTGCAACAATATAGTTGATTTATATGGCGGCAGTGGTTCAACACTCATAGCGTGTGAACAGTTAAATCGTAATTGTTATATGATGGAGCTTGACCCTAAGTATATCGATGTAATAATCGAGCGTTGGGAGCAGTTCACAGGCGAAAAAGCAGTTTTGATTGAAAGTGTTGAAAAATAGATATGCGAAAAGACGATTATTTTGTTATTGTTTATCAAGTTTTAAACTATTTGTATAAACAGTTAAAAAACGGAAAGCCGACAGTTGACAGTCACAGCGTTGTAAAAGCAATAAATCCACATATAAAGGCTGATTATTGGCTGTATATCATTCACAGTTTGTTTGACGGACAATACATAACCGGCAAAGAGGTGGAGCACCGATATATCAGTGTTGACCCTGTGATTGACGATTGTGAGGTTACCGTTTTAAAGATAACACCGAAAGGTATTGAATATTTGCAAAGTAATGCAATGATTGAAAAAGCGAAAGATTACTTAAACACACATATTTAAGCACAATGGATTGATTTTTATTGTGCTTTTATTATATCCAAATTTAATAATTAGGACAGACACAAACGGCGATATAAGTCGTCGCAAGTGTCTGTCTTTTTTATTGCCCTGAGCAAGGCGTTAAACTGCTCATTTGCCCTGAACGCGGCATATAAACCGTTCACTTGCCCTGAGTATGGCATATAAAGTGCTCGGGTTGCCGACGGCAAGGCATATAAAACAGCCCTACACCAGCGGACGACACCGCATATAAAAACAAAGGAGCAGAAAAATGGATATTGAAATCCTAAAAGACAAACTGAACGAGGACACATTCAAAACGGTTAACGATGCGCTCAAGGACGCAGAGGGCAAGCTCGCCGACATAAGCAAAGGCGATTTTGTTTCAAGCTCCAAATACGGCGCATTGCAGAAGCAGTATGACGACACAAAGGCGTTGCTTGATGACAAGTCGAAAGAATATGACGACTTGAAGAAAACAGCAGGCGACAACACAGCGTTACAGAATCAGATTGACAAGCTTAAAACCGACTTTGAGTCACAGCGTTCCGACCTCGTGAAAAATTACGAGGCACAAATCAAAAAAAGCAAAATCGAAAATCGAATCATCAGCGACTACAAACCGAAGGACATCAACGACATTTTGCCACATTTGGACTTTGAAAAAATCAAGGTCAATGACGACGGCATTAATGGTCTTAAAGAGCAAATGGACGAACTTAAAAAGACCAAATCATATTATTTCGGCGATGATGACGGCAAGCCGAACGGCGGCGCAAGCGGTCTTGACCACGGCGGCAATCCAAAAGATGATGAGGACGATTTCCTAAAAGGCTTTAATTCTTAATCACTGAAAGGACTAAAAAATGGCAGTAAATTACGCAGAGAAATATTCGACTAATGTCGATGAACGCTTTTCGCAGGGCGCAAGAACAGGCGCAGCAGTAAACGCCGACTATGATTGGGACGGCACAAGTGCAATCAAGGTTTACTCGATTGACACCTCACCACTCAACGATTATCAGACCACAGGCACCAACAGATACGGCACACCCGACGAGCTCGGCAATCACACTCAGACAATGCTTCTCTCGCAAGACAAGGCATTTACATTCACAATTGACAGAAAGTCTTACGACGATACGCAGATGACGCAGGAAGTCGGCGCGGCTCTCGCGAGAGAACTTAACGAGGTTGTCATTCCGTATATCGACAAATATAGATTGCAAAGAATGACTAACGCAGTAGGCTCAAGCGCAACAGGAACAATAACCAAAACAACAGCTTACGAGGCATTCCTCGACGGACAAGCACAGCTTGACGACAACAATGTCCCAACAGACGGCAGGGTTGCATATGTATCAAATGCATTTTATAAGATGCTCAAGCTTGACGAGAACTTTATCAAGGCGAGCGACATCGCTATGGATATGCGTATCAGCGGACAGATGGGCGAGGTTGACGGCGTTGCAATTCTTAAAGGCACAGGCATTCTCCCTGAGAATGTTAATTTCATCATCACACACCCAATCGCAACAACAGCAGCCCAAAAACTCGAGGATTACAACATCCACCAAAATCCTCCGGGCATTAACGGCTGGCTTTGCGAGGGTAGAATTCGCTTTGATGCATTCGTAAGATACCAAAAGCGCAAGGCTATCTATGTTCACGCGACAAAGGCTATCGTAGCCGACAAGTCTTGTGAACTTGACGAGAATTTACAAGCAGAGGCGTCAACCACCGGTAAGTAAGGAGTTAATCGGGAATGGATGAATTGAATTACAATTTTTATGTTGAGGTGTTCAAAGGCGACGCCGTTCCCGACAACGCCGCCTTTGAAAAATTGCAAATTGAGGCAACGGCGTTTGTTGACCGCCTTGTTTTAGACCGCGCGGCTCTTGAATTCGAAGTCATCAATAAGCGTTATAAGCTTGCAATTTGCAGTGTAATTGACGACATTTATATTAATCAAAATCAAGGCGTTAAGTCAAGCGAGAGCGTCGGCAATCATTCCGTGTCATATGTAACGCGCTCAGCGCCCGAAATTCAAGCCGATAGAAAGAGTAAGGCGTTAACCTACCTTACAGGGACAGGCTTGCTCACAAGGGCGGTGTTGTGATGTTTCCACATGATATCACGATATATCGCTATATCAACAAGCTTGACACTTATTCAACGACATATCTCAATGGCGTTTATGTTGAGCAGACACTCAACGGCTCAGTAGAGAGCAATGGCGAACAAAACAGCGGTGAAATCATCATTGTAACGAACGCCGAAAACGCCCACAGATATGAGTCGAAGCATTGGCGCGTCTTGCCGGGTGACATCATCGTAAGAGGCAGAGGCTCTGCTATATCGAGCCTTACAGAGCTTGACGAATTTTACAAGGTCACCACTGTTGCTGAAAATCTTTGCAATTCGGATGTTGACAACATCACGATAAAGGCGGTGTGACGAATGGCAACACTCGTTTACACCGTTGACGCGTCTGCGCTCGAAAAATTAGACTTCGAGCGTGTGAAACCGCAGGCGCAGAAGTTCTTTTCTGATAGGCTGCTTGCCGAAAGTGACCCATATACCCCTTACGATTCGGGAATTTTGAAGAGTTCGGGGCGTGTAGTTGATGAAGGCAATGCAATTGAATACGAAACGCCGTATGCACGGTATCAGTATCACGGCAAGCTTATGGTCGACCCAATCACAGGCAAGGGAGCTTTTTTCAACAAGGATTATGGTTTTTGGAGCCGACCGATGGCACAGAAAAAATTGACAGACAGAGATTTGAAGTATCAAGGCGCGCCGACGCGCGGCTCTCATTGGGTTGAGAGAGCTTGGCTCGCAAATAAGGACAGCCTTATCGAGCAGACAGAGGATTATATCACAAGCGAGATGACAAAATGAACAAAACGATAATTGAAAGTGTGAGGGAATTTGTCAAAAAATGCCCCTACCTTGATGAACTTAAAAATATAAATGTCGATTTTCTTTCCCCAAATGACGGCGGCTATTCTATTGACGAACAGCCGACCGAAACAATATTGACACGATACATTGACGGCAGTACCGAAAGACAGTTTGTTTTCGCTTTTTCTGCGCGATTCGCGTGGAATCAGGAACGCGAGAACAATATTAACAACAGCGGCTTTTTTGAGCATTTCCAACAGTGGCTTGAGGAATGCACCGAGAACGACGACTTGCCCGATATGCCCGACGGAATGACTCCGTTCAGCATTAAGGCGACGAGTAGTGGCTATCTTTACGGCATCGAAAACAGTCAACGCTATGCGAAGTATCAATGTCAATGTCAATTGATATATGACAAGGAGTGAGACCTATGGCAAACACAAAAATTAAAACTTCCGCCATTGCCGCATTTATCGACATTGGCGATAGCTCAACCTCACCGAAGTGGGCGAGAGTGAGAAAGCAAGGCGAGTTGAAGCTCAAATATGACGGCGAAACTGAGGAAGACAAGTGGGTTGACGAAAACACCCCCTCGACATCCCTCGAAAAATACGCCGTATCATTTGAAGGCGAGCTTACTTGCTACAATGATGACGAGTTATTCAAGTATCTTGATGCACTCCGTCAGAATAGAGCAACAGGCACAGACGCAGAGACACAATGCCTTGTCGTTTATAAATACGACACAACCGACAACGCAAAATACGCGGCAGAACTTAATCGTTGCACATTGCAATTCAGTGAGTTCGGCGGCGAAGGTGGCGGCGGTTCTGCGTCGTTAAATTACACCTGTTCGTTCAACGGTGACCCGACTCTCGGAACTGCTTCATTCACAGGTGCGGCCCCGACATTTACCGCTAACAGCGCAACAGAATAATTAAATTAATAGGCGGCTTTTGCCGCCTATTTTGTTTTATGAGGTGATTTTATTCATGGAAAAATTAAATCTTGACATCAAAAAAGGATTGTATGAAATCGAGGTCAACGACAAAGGCGAAAAAATCGTTTTTGATACTGAAGATATAGAACTTCCCTTCAAGTTTAATGACGCTTATCTGAAAGTCGAACAGCTTACAAAAGACCTTACACGCAAAGAGGCGTTAATCGAGAAACAGAAAGAATGCTCACACGGACTTGTCAGCAATAAGGACGAGAAAAGACGACAGCTCTATAAAGAGTTCTACAAGCAGATGCGCGAAGCTATGGACGAGTTCTTGGGAGCAGGCAGCGTTCAAAAAATCTTTGGCGACCGAAACTATCCTGATATGTATAACGACCTTTTTGATGCGTTAAAGCCTCACCTTGAAAAAATCGGAATATCAAGCAAGAAATCAATCGAAAGAATCGAGCAGAAATACAGCGAATCCGATGAGGATGTCCTTGAATGACTTACCCCGAATATGTGAGAATTCGCGGCGAAAAAGTCAAAATCAAGACAGATACCAAAACAGCCCTAAAATGCTTGAAGATAGTGAATGATAACGGCATCGGCGACTATGAGCGCGCCCTCGCTATCATTTACACGCTATACGGCTACATTCCGAGCGACAATGAGCTGTGGCAAGACTATTTAATTCAGGCGCAAAAGTTCTTATCCAAGAACGAAAACGGCGAAAACGGCGACTCAGAGCCCGATATGGACTTGATTTACGACGAGCCGTATATTGTTGCTTCGTTCATGAGCGACTACAAAATCGACTTGAACAAGGAAAATCCGCATTTTTGGCTTTTCTGCGACCTCATAGCAGGTTTGACAGAGCACAGCGTTTTATCTCGCGTTCGGTCGCTTCGCACAATGGATGTGAGCAATTGGTCGGAGAAAGACAAGCGCGAAATCCTAAAAGCAAAAGAAGCCGTCGCACTGCCTCGCCGACTCACAAAAGAGGAGCAGGAGTCAGAGGATATTTTCGAGGCGCGTTTTAAATAAGGGGGTGAGAAAATGGCAGACAACAAGATACGCATTGATGTTGCGTTCAATTCGCAAAAAGCAGAACAAAACGCAAAAAAATTGTCAAAAGCTCTTGATGAAGTCAAGAATACAATGGAGCAGACGGCAAAAACCGACCTCGATATCGACACCAAAACGGCTGAAAAAAGCGCGAAAAAGCTATCAAAGAGCTTTGATGAGGTCAAAAACTCGATGAAAGATATTTCCGGCTTAAAAATTGATGCTTCGAAAGCTGAAAAAGAATTGAAACAAGTCGAAAAAGAGCTTGAACGGTATCAAAAAAAGCTCAACGAGGCAGAAAGTGGAAAGCTCGGGGAATATAACAAGGAATATGAGCGCATCACTTCGGGATACGAAAGTGACAAAGCAGCGGCGGGCAAAACAAAGAACAGCCAAGCTCGAAACGAGCAACTTGCGAATGCGGAAGCTCTTGCCAATCAACAGATTGATAATCTCAATACAAAATATGCAAAGGTCCTTGAGGAAACTGATTCGTATTACGCCAAAATTCAGCAATGCAAAGACCGTCAGCAAGAGTTGACTCAAGCAATTGAGCAAGCAAGAGAGAAGCAAGCGCAACAGAACGCTTTGGTCAACAAGGCAAGCGGAAACTTTGACGCTGCAAAAAAATCCGCAAGCCAAACAAAAAACGAAGTAAAAAAAACAGCGAACGAGGCTCAAAGAGCGAGCCGAAAAACGCGGCAATTTTCGAGCAGTATGAAAAGCTCCGAAAGAAATGCGAGAAAGACCAAAAGTCAGACGCAGAAAATCAAAAAAGATATTTCGGCTTTTTCGAGTAAAATGAAGAAATTCGCCGGCACATTTAAAAGCTCAATAAAGCCTGCCGAAACTATGCGAAAAAAATTCACAAAAATCGGACTTGCCATGCTCGGCGCTCGTTCTGCGTTTATGTTGTTCAAACAAGTTGTTTCATCAGCAATGGAAAACAACGAAAAACTGCAAACTCAGTTAAATGCCGCCAAAGGCGTTTTGGGTGAGGCAATAAGCCCATTAATCAATGCCCTTGTGTCAATGTTAAGCAAGGCTGTGACATTTGCAGACGCGATATATCAAGCATTTACAGGCACAAGCCTTGTTGCAAAATATAACGCTAAGCAAGCAGAAAAAACAGCGTCAGCCACAGAGGACGCGGCAAAAGCTGCCAAAGAATACAAAAATCAAATGGCGAGCTTTGATGTCGCAAATAAGTTGAGTGACAACTCATCGTCAAGCAGTTCGTCCGGTGACAGTTCTTCCGGCGAAGGCGGTGCTATCTTTGATACATCAAGCCTTGATTCGTGGATGAATCAAATTATTGAGAAATTCAAAGCAGGAGATTGGGGCAGCATTGGCAGAACGATTGCCGGAACGATTAACTCTGCACTTGATGACATCAATTGGAGCGGAATTCAAACTAAAGTCAAAACATTTTGCAAGGATTTAAGCGACGCAGTTAATGGCTTTATTGATGAACTTGATTGGGGAAAAGTCGGCAACAATGTAGGCGAGGCGATAAACACCGTCACAATGGGCATCAACACCCTTGTTGACAACATTGATTGGGACGGTCTTGGCGCAGGCTTTGCTGACGGAATGAATCATCTTGTTGATACGGTTGATACGGATGAGCTCGGAAAAACCTTGTCGGCAAAAATCAAAATCATAACCGACACGCTGTACGGCTTTTTCAACGGCGATGAAAAAAAAGGTACTTCAGGATTTGATTTCAAAAATTTCGGTGGCAAAATCGCTGACACCGTCAACTCGTGGTTTAACAATATTGATTGGGGTAAAATAGCGTCCAACATGTCGGACTCGATAAGCGGCGCATTTAAAACCGTAACAGGTTTTATAAAAAATCTTGATACCGACGCAATAATCGATGATATTGTCGATTTTGTAAAAAACATCGATTGGGAAGGCATTGCAGAAAGTGCCTTTGAGGCACTTGGTGCGGCTGTCGGTAAGGTGTTCAAAATTGCCCAAAAGCTCGGAGAGATTTTCAATGACGCATTTTCAAACATCACAAGCTACTTTGACGATTCTATTGACGAAGCAGGAGGCAATGTAATTGAGGGCATTTTCAACGGCATCGTCAATTGGCTTAAGGATGTCGGGGAGTGGATGAAAGAGCACATCCTTGACCCATTCATTAACGGATTTAAAGAGGCATTTGACATTCACTCGCCGTCGAAAAATCAAGACATTATTGACCTTGGTAAAAATCTCATTGAGGGCGCATTCAACGGCATTGTGGAATGGCTCAAAGACATCAAAAAGTGGTTTCAAGACAATGTGTTCAGCAAAATCACAGAGGCTTGGGACGGCTTAAAAGAACTTACTGTTAGTATTGGCGGCAATGTTCTCCCGACATTCGATGACTTAAAAGACAAATGGGATTCGATTAAGGAAAAAGGCAAAACTGCTATGGCAACAATCAAAGGCGAAATTCACAACAAGTTCAAAAATCTCAAAACGAAATGGGATTCAATTAAGAACAAAACCAATTGGAAAACAATCAAAGGTAGCGTTCACAAAAAATTCAAAAATCTCAAAACAAAATGGGATTCGATTAAAAACAAGACAAATTGGAAAACCGTTAAAGGTTCAATCGCTAAGTCGTTTTCAAAAGCCAAAAAGAGTTGGGACGGCATAAAAAGCAAGGCTGAAACCGTTACGACCAAA